CGGCAAGTCCGGCGGGGCTGATGTAGATGAACCTGTCTTCCTGGGGGGCGTTCGCCGTTTCCAGGTAGAGCCACGCCTGAATCATGTCTTCCTTCGTAAGCTCAACGCCGAGTGTGCCGACGGCCTGGCTGAAGGACTCCGCCAGTGAGTTAAGGCCAACGCTGGCCGTGTATCCTTCCATGTCCGACGCCAGGGCGTAACCCGCCTTCCGCGTGTAGTTGCTGCGGACATCAATGGCCGATTGAATCTTCACGATGTCCTCAACCAAGAAGGACACGCAGCGGTGAACCGTGATAGTCAGGTTCAGACTGCCCTCGTTGATCGAGTAGAAGGTGACCGCTGCGTTAGCGGTCTTGGTTGCCACTGTGGGGTTCGAGAGTTCCCCGATGTTTACCGTGTCGCCGTAACCCTTGTCAGTCGGGACTCTCTTGACCAACTTGGGGAGGACACAATTTGCCTCTACCGCCTCGTTCAACTCCGGCGACCAAATCTCCGGTATGTAACAGGCATGGGTGGTGGTCGTAACTGTTCCAGTGTTTGCGCTTGACATTGTTCCTTATTCCTTCTACGCCATTCCCATCGCTCCACGGGTCATGGCGTCTATTTGCTCCTTTGTAACTTGTTTCCGTTCGTCTGAGGTCATGTCCCTGTAGGCAGCTAGGGTGAGATCGGTTTTAATCACGGCTTCGCCCTTCGGCAGTTCGCCGCCCTTATGAGCGCCGCGAATCTCCGCCAGCGCCCTCTTGGTGGCCGCTTCGGTCGCGGGCCGCACTCTCTTGACGACCTCTTTCTCTACCCAGTCCGCCATCTCCGCCTTCACCTGCTTGCGGGTAACCGCCACGGCAATCTCAAACATCGCCGCGAACTTGTCCGCTGGCCGGCTGAATGGCCTCCCCAGCGCCGTCAAGTCCTCTGGCGCAGCGTCAACGACTCCTGGTACAGCGGCTAGGGCTTGAAATGCCTCGTTGTCCGTGTACGTCGTAACGGCTTCGTTGGCCTCCTCGAAGAGCGACATACCATAACGACGGTTGATCTCGTCTATGATGTCGCCCGACGGTTCGCCACTATCGACAGCCTTCTTGACGTGCGCCTCTATGTCGCGCCGCATATCGCTACGGATGCGGCCACGGGCCTGGGCCTGCTCCTGCTGCCGCTGGTTCTCGCGCTGGAGTTGTTCTGTGGCGCGGTCGCTGGCGCTCTGTGCGGCCCGCTTCTCGCGTTCCTCCAACTCCGTCTTCGAGAGCGTTACCGTGTCGCTCTCTGGCGCTTCCGGCGCGGCATCGCCGAGCGTGGCGGCTACTGCGGCCTTGACTGCCTTGTCCTCCTCCTCAGCGGCACTCGGTTGCGGCTCCGGTTGGGGTTCGGTAGCAGCCTCTTCCGCCACAGGTGCGCTTACGGGCGTCTCCTGGGTTTCGGGGGCTACTTGTCCTTCCGCCGAAGCTGTCTCGGTTGCCGTGGAAACGGTGTCAATCGCGGGGACAGTCATAAATCCCTCCATAATGGAAAGGGGCCGCATCAGGAGTGATACGGCCCCTTGGTTTTGGCGCTTTCACGCCGGTCTATTCGGTTATCTACTAATTAGATTATACCCGTTATCGTTTCCTTGTCAAGTAGGGGCTTGACAAACCCCGTCAGCCGGTGCTACGATGTGTGCCCCCGCCGGAAGGAGGGTCAGTCATGGACTTGATCCCATTTAGGCGTCCAAGTACGACAGAAAGGGTTCTCTGTGTCGCCAGTTTTCCCCTTGGTGTCATAGTCTTCGTTATCATAGCTCGCGGACTGGTGGACACACCGTTCGCGGTATTAGCAATGCCCCTAGGTGTCTGTATGTTTGCCTGGGCGATTGGCGTACTGAGCATCATTCTAGACAGCATCCCGACTTCCCACTGATCAATACGACCTCGGCTGGCGTGGCTGGCGTACCCCCGTGCCGCTCTCAACTGGGTATCGCGGCTCTAGGCCCGTCTCCTGTTGGTAGATAGCGCCGCCTTCGCCGGTATGGAAGACCTCGTTATAACCCCACTTCACAAGTAGGGCCTCAACGTCGGGGTTGTCGAAAATGAACTGGGTGCGCCCATCCTCTGACCACTTATTGAAACTCCGCAGGTTCCAATCGCGGGCCAGCCACTCTCGACCCTTGTTCTCAGTTTTGAGAGTCGCAAGGGTGGAATCTATGAACTGTTGATAGGTCATGTCACGCAAGGCGGGGTCGCCCCCTGACCACTCCTCCCACAACTTGTCGGTCAAGTCCCAGTATGGCTCCATCTTGGCGCGGTCTTGGAGATACTTCTTCTCCACGGGGTCGGCAGATGCCAGCCGCCGTTCCTCGACCATGCCCCACTTCTCCGGCCCCATGTCCTTCTCTGCCTGACGCTCCAACTCCCCGAAAGCCGTGCCCGTAAGAACTCCCGCAGGATTCGCCGCCTTTGCATCAGCGACGATCTGTTGCCACTCGCCGAACGCCTGGTCGTAGGGGTTGTCAGACTCATAACCTGTCGCGTACTCCGCCGATGCGATAGCAGCTTCGGTGAGGATGGTCGAGCGACCGTCTATGTATTCCTGGCCGTCTATCCCCCCCGCCTCTAGTTGCTTGCCAAGGGCATCCATGCGCGTTGCCTTAGTCTCGGCAATATCTATCAGGTGATGTTGGGGTGCGCTTTCGGGGTACTCCTCGGCACCAGCAAAGAGTTCGGGGTGGGCCGTAGTGAAGTCCTTCTTTTGCTGTGGCTTCATTATGCTGTAGGCCGTGCCCGTTTCCTCTAGGCTAATCCGTTCACGTTGCTCACCACGGGCCTCGGCCTGCGTTCGGGCACCAATCATCGACAGGGCGCTCGTCAGGGGCTTCTCGCCCTCAAGGATGCCCTGGAGGGTGAAGGGCAGCGCCGCCAGTGCGAGATTGCGTGCCAACTTCGCGGGGGTATCCACGTTCTCATAGGGAAGGGTGTCTAGTTTCCCGTTTGTTGCGGCCTCAACTAGCCCACCGCTAATCTTTAGTCCCATCGCACCACGGCTGCCATAGAACGCGAGAAGCGGGTTGTCATAGATACTTGGCGACGTTAGCGACGCGGTGACGCGCTTGCCTTCGGAGATGTCCTTGATGGCGTCCGCACCGCCTGCAACAAGGCCGCCCGCCAGTTGCACAAGGGCGCGTACTTGCCCGCCAACGCCTATCCAGTCGCCGTTAATCTGATGTGATAGGAACCTCTTGCCGCCAAGGGGGTTGAGGCCGCGTGCTATCTCCTCGTTGCTTTTTCCCAGCCCCTTGCCCACAAGAACATAGATGCCTGCCGCACCTGCGGCTAGTTGCAGCATCGTTCGGGCCGATTCGAGTTCGCGCTGCTTGGGCGTCATACCAACAGCCAATTTCAGCGGTGTCTTTAGGGCATCGCCAACCAGGGAAACGGTTGAACGCAATAGGCGCGGCGAGAACGCCGCCCAGGTAGATTCCAGCGCCCGTTGCTCCGGCCCAACGCCGAGCGCCCTTGAGTCCAAGCCGCCAGTCATATTACGAATATAGGTTGCCAGTTCCGCCTCGCCTTCCACCCAACCCTTTTCCGTCGCTTCCCATAACTGCGACCTACCAATACCGAGGTTGACGTTGTAGGACGACTGGAAACGCCCGAACGTCTGCTTACCTATGGCCCGTGCGGTCTGCCGTGCCGCCTTGCCCACCTTCGGTATGGCCTCTAGGGGCTTCCCGACTGATGGCATTTGGCCCATCTCCAGCGCCTTGAAGAACTCAGGATCGCCGATTGGAACGCCGTTACGGGCCATCTTTTGAAAGGTCTCAAGGTGGTTAGCGATATACCGCGATTGAACCGTCGGATCGAAGAACGCCTGGTAGTGTTTCATCGCGGTGTATCCCCAGCGGACGGGCACCCTGAACAGGAGCGGTAGGTTCTGGACGAATGGTGTAGCGAAGTCGCCGACCGATGCCCCAAAGCGGATGATATTACCGGTCTGTTCAAACCCCCTACCTATCATTCCCGCCTTACGCGGGGTCGCCTGTAGGCCGCCGTAGTTCTGTAACAGTTTCTCGGCGTCCGCTCTCACGAAGTAGCGATTGTGCCACATGGTTACGGGGATTGTCTCAGACTGGGACTTGCCCCAGAAGTTGCCCGATGTCGTTTCCTTGTGTCTAGCAGCCTCCGCCGCCCGCCCATACGCCCTCTTGGCGATGTTGTACTCGTGCCGTGCCTCCTCAACGGTAAGTTGGGCTGCGTCTCGTTCGGCAATAAGTTCAGACTGGCGGGCATCCCATTTAGTCATATCGCGTTCGATAACGCGGAGTTTCGCCGCCTTCTCTGTACTGGTCTGTGCGGTCTGCCATTCCTTAACGTTGGCCCCCATGTCCTGCTTCCACTGTCGTAGGAAGGTCAGGCGTTTCTCGTCCTTGACATTCGGCGAAGGAACAGATGCTCGGCCACGTCGGTACTGGATTTGTCCCTCAAGTTGAGCTATGTCCTTATCGGCGGCATCGAGTCTCGCGTTCACCGCCGCCAAGTCTGGTTCGCGCAGGGCGCGTTTCTCCGCCGTCGCCGTTGTCAGTTTGCCCCGCCACTTTTCACCCGCCCTCCACCAAGTCGAGCTTCGCTGCTTTCGGCCAAGATTGCTTTCTGCGGCCAGTTTCTGCTTGAACGCCGCGAGCCGCCGTTCAATTATCTCCGTCGGGATGAGTCTATTGGGCGCGAGGGACAGGGGTTCTAGGGCATCCGCCAACTGTTTCTGGATCACGTCCTTGTAGGCTGCACGGACGTAGATTTCTAGTGTCCCACGCGGGTTATCGTACTTAACAGCATTGTCGATGGCATCCTGCGCCGATTCCCAGATTCGTTCATATTTCGGGTTGGAGGGGCGGCGCAACTCGACGCCGCCGATGCTTTTCACTTGGCGCGGGACATAGATCGTGCCTTCGGCCTCTACCCCTAGCGGTTTTAGTCCCGTCTCGATCCTGATCTGGTCGGCTTCCCGCCGAACGCTGGTAAAGACATCTATCTCGTCACGCTGGGCACGGCTGAGGCTGTAGTCGTCTGGGTGGCTAAATACATCATTCCAGGCCCTCGATTGCCCCTCGCGGGTAACGACATTCCTAACCTGCCCAACATCATCAACATTGAAGTTCGTTGTCCTGCCGGTAAACCGCTGGGCACGACTGTCCAGCGAGGACATCGCCACCTTAGTCAGCTCTTCGGCGGCAACCTCTTGGCGGGAAGCGGCGACAACCGTCTTGCCCACGGGTGTAGTTTCGGCTATCGACGGGTTGATACCTGTCTTGGCAAGCGCGGCCTTGATAACAGGGTTATCTGTGGTTACGACCTCCGCCTGTACTTCTTCAAATGGGCGGAGCGATCCCACATAGGCCCTCGGTTTCTCCGCCACCTCTACCGCCTTCTTCCCGAACGGCAACTTCAGCCCGCCCGCTTCGCCGCGTGCGCCGACCGCAGCCTCGCGCACGGTGGGATACAATTCCGCCGCCTTCGCCTCTATCCCAGGCCGCGCAAGTTCAGCAAGTGTGCCTGCCTTGCGTAGTGCAGCGGGAGCGAACGGCAGAAGGTTAAGCGGGTCAGCAGCAAGGCTAAGGGGCAGTTTCGTTAGCGTTGGCGCTTCTTGATATGCTTGCCGCATCCCCGACCAGGAAGTCGGCACCTCTACGGGCCTACCCGTCCCGATTCCGCCACCTGGGACGCCGATTGGCCCGCCCATGCCGCTAGAGGCCGCCGTCCGTATCCCCGTCCACAGTCCGCCCGCAAGCGGCTCAACAACGTGGCGCTGGTAGGGTTCCAGCACCGGCCCAGCCGCTTGTTGCCCCGCCTGAGCTAGTCGGAATTGTGCGGCAAGATCGCCAGGAACGGCAGCGCGGAGTCCCGCCTGTATCGAACGGTTCCGCAACAGATCAAGCGGATTCGGCACACCGATCTGCGGCATCCTTGCCCGCGCCTGCAACGCCGCCTCGGAGACGCCAGGAACGGGTACGGGACGCGGCGCGGGGGTCGGTTGCGGCGTCGGCCTAGCCGCGACCTCTTGCCGTCGCTTCTCCAGCTCCTCTTGGAACTTGAGGACGACGATGCGGCTGGCTACGTTCTGAAGATTAAGCGCCATCTACCATCCGTAGTTCACGCCCGAATACGCGGGTGCTGTGTGCTGGAATTGCCCTATCTCCGCCAGGTAGTCCGGCGCTGGTTGTCCCGAAGGCGCAGCCGCCCGCGCCTGCAACATGAGGGTGTAAAGGCTCGGCATATTCTGGATGCGCTTCCAACCCGTCCCGCCGATAAGACTGGCTGGTGGCGCATACGCCTGCCCCGCCGTGCGTGTCCAGTCAATGCCCACACCCCGTAGGGCCTGGGCCAGTTTCATGGCAGCTTCCTCGTATGCAGCCGTGATGTCTGTACCGCCACCACCCGTACCGCCGCCGCCACCACCCGTACCGCCGCCGCCGCTGGTCGCTGCCGTCGGGGGAACGTATGTGTCCGGCGTAGTCTGCCATGCTGCCTCGGTAGCGGGGCCGTAGCCGCTTAGGTGTCCCGCCGCCAAACGCCTGCGCCCGTAGTGCTGGGAACCCGCCGACATAGCCCTTCTGGACTGCATCTTGCCCATGATCTGACTTAGCGGGATGTTTGTTGCCATATTATCTCACCTGTCCGGCTTCCCACAGCCGCTTTAGTACTTCCGGCGAGGCCGCCGCGAGCGCCGCCTTCTCGCCCTCCGTGGACATCCCATACCGCGCTAGTGCCCGTTGTGCTGGCGTCTGCGTTGCTTGCAAGGGCACCATCTTCGCTAGAGCGTCTTGTATGTATTGCGGCGTCTGGTAGGTCTGCGCTATCGACTGGTTAATCTGCCCTAGCGCGGGTACAAACGAGTTCTGCCAGTTCTGGGCTAGTTGGTTCGCGTAGACACCCTGCGTCTCCGGCGTGGCGTTGGAGTACGGTGTTGCGCCCCCGCTCGCGTTCACAAGGCCGAGATACCCCAGCGGGTTCCAGGGGTTAGCCTGGGCCTCGGCTGCCGCCTTCGCGAGATCGGCCATCGTCGCCAACTGGCTCGACCGCCCCTGCGTCTGCGTGCCGTAGACGTTCGCACCCACCTGGGCTTGCCCCAGCGCAGCGTCAATCGCCTGCTGCTGGTATTCAAGGGAAATGCGCTGGGCCTCGTTCGCGGCCATACGGTTCTCGATCTGCCTTGACAGGGCAAGGTTGCCCTCGTTGATTGCCTGCGTGCGCTGGTCATTGAGGCGTAGGCGCTCCTCCTGTTGGGAAGCAAGGGCGTCGGAAATGTAATAGTGGCGCTGGGTCATCTCGGCTTCTTGCTGCGTAAGGTCATACTCACCAGGACGCCAGGTGGAGCCGCCACCGCCACCACCACTCTCTTTGGGATAGAAGGGGCTACCCATTTCTATCCACATCGGCGGAGTCCCAGTAGGGCCTTCGGGCACCATCCAAGTGTATTCGTGCTGCCGACCGAACTGATCTTCCTCGTATTTCTTGTCGCCGATTTGCGGCTGCGGCGTAAAAGGCGAGTAGCCATACTGTTCAATGTAATTATCAAATAGTCCCATTACATCACCTGTCCTGTCTGTGGCGGCATCGCCGCCGGTACGGGCGCGGGGGCCGTGGCCTCCAGCGCCGCTAGTTGAGCCGCGATCTCCGGCGTTACGGGAATCTCGAACGCCATCCGTCCGCCTTCAAGAACCAGACCACGTATCTGTTCCTGTCGCTTCAATGCCTGAAGTTTGGACTCATGCTCGACACGTTCGATATAAGGCGCACCGAGTCGATTACTAGACTCCATTACAGTACCTCCGGCGGCTTATAGGTCGGACTTTGACCGATAGGCATGGCGGGCGGCATCCCGACGCCAGGTGTGCGTGGGAGTCCTGGACTCCCCTTACCGAGACCGGATTGCGCCGCCTCGTCTTCCCGCACAATGTCTTCGGCCTTCCCGCCAGCCAACACACCTTCTCCGGCAGCCCTCGCCTGTGCCCACGCTATCATCTGGGGGAAGAACACCTCTTCCCACATCCGGTTTGCCATCTTATCCACGTCAATTCTGAACATTTCCTCTTCAGGGGCCTCGTCGCCGCAATCTTGCTCTAGCCACTTACGCATTGAGCGGCCACCCGCCAGTACGAGTTCCCAGCCGTGCTTTTCCTGGGGGATGCGGTCGAGTTGCAGGTTGGGGTCAATCCGCACAGTGAGGTCGTAATCGGCCAACTTCTCGATGTCATCCGGCCCGATGGCGATGGCCTCTTCGCCCACCTTCTTACTGCCCTCTATCACGTCGGCATTTACATAGACCTTCTCACCGATGATGTGCTTGACACACCACAGCTTGAAGCGGTCAATCTCCGCTTCCTGATTGGCGAGTCCCTGAATCAGCGGGTCGAGCAGGCTGATCATGAAGCGCCGCAGCATGGCGGTGTTCCAGCCTGCGCTTTCGCTCGACGGGGCCTTCCCCGAAGCCACAGGCGGCAGGGCGTAGGTCATCAGACGGTTATCAGAGTCGGCGAGCGCCGCTTGCAGGTCAAAGCCGGAGTGGAGTTCGATCTGCCGCAACTCTTGGCCTGGGCCAAGCTGGTTCGGCGGCCCCTCGAAGTCATATACCTTCGGCTCATTCGTTGTCTCATCAAGAACCACCTGTCCCGTCGCGGCGTTATAGATGTACCACTTGGGGAACCCCGTGAGGTTCGCCACGTTCGTCCGCATGGTATGGAGGCGGTTGTTCTCCTCCACTTCGGGGTACAGCGGCCACAGTAAGGGAATGTAGCGCAACGCCTCGTCGGTCTCGCCCGTCTCATAAGCGTCGGCGACGAAGTAGGGCACGCGGCCAAAGCCATGCTCCCACACGTCGATTTCCTTGGCCTTCTTGCCCTTCGTTACCAGCACACGGAAGTCACGGTTCCAGTATTCGATAACCTCCGTCGTTCGCATGGAGTCATCGGTTCCCGTGGCCGATACGCCAGCGGCGGTCGTCAGGTACTCCTGGTCTGCCACCGTCAGACCGAACTCTTCCATGAGTTCCTTTGTGTTGACCTTCTTGATCTCGCAGCAGGCGGGGATGCCGTGCGAGTCTTCCGGCGCGGCGAAGAAGGTGTCGATGGGGATGTGGGAATACTCGAAGCAGCCAAGAAGCGATTGCCCCTTCTTGTACGCCTCGGTGCGCTTGTTGAAGTCCTCGTCGGCCTCGTCATCATCTTTACTGGGGTAGTCGTCCCAGTATTTGCGCCGAGGGTGGCACTTGCGTATCCCCGCGTAGTAGAAGATTTGGGTGTCGATAGTCTTGTAGCGTGCGCCCGTGGCCTCTTCCAGCCTTGCCCTGCCGCCGTTACACCAGCGTTCGGCCCTTGTTGCCACGGTCTGATTGTCGGAGTTTCCTATACGGATGGCCGTGGTGGGGGCGTTGGAGTTCAAGAGCGCCATCGCCTCTTGCCCGTTGTACTGCAAGATAGGCGACCGAATCTCTACGGTGGTGCGTCGGTACAGCGAGGGGATACCTGCCTTGCCCTTAGCCTCGTCTCCGAAGGTAACGGGCAAGTCCCGCCAGCGCAGGGCGCGGCGGTACTCTATCTGGGAATTGCGCTTCTGGCACCGCTCTTGCATCTTCTTGGCGAACGCCTCAACCTGTGTAGCGGTAGGTTGCTTCTTTTTAGCCATTAGAACCTCAATGCCACGATATTGCTCTTGGCCTGCCGCCCCATCGCGCCCAAAATGCCGTAGCGGAGACAGTCGCAAGCATGGTCTGACTGATGTTTCTTGATGCTGTCGTAGAAACTGACATCATCCCCGTAACCGGAGTCATCATGGCAGTACATCAGCATCTCGCGGACCAGGTTAGGGCACTCAGGCGAGATGTACAGTCCTGGTTCACCAGTGGCGTCAACGGCGAGGAGTTGATTGACCATCCTCACACCGACTTCCATAGCGGCGTTGGCCTTGCAAGCGGGGATACCATTCGCATTTAGGGTGGCAATCTCCTCTGGGAAACGAGGGTCGCAGAAATGCATCTGGGTGCCAATCTCTTGCCGCCATCGGGCCATTGTTCCCATCATTTGACCCGACTTAGCGTGTTTCTGGTAGAACTCCTTGAAGAACCACCTACGGCCTGCCGTTGTCTCGCCGACAAGGTACACGCAACTCGCTTCGCTCAGGCCGAAGTCCACAGCACCGATTACGCGCTTGAAGGTCTCAGGGGCGGGTTTGACATGAATCTCCTGAGAGAATGAAGGGTAGACAAGGCCCTGGAACTCCACAACCTTGCCCAACACCTCTTGGTCATGCCAGGGGGTGCCTATCCCATACTCCCTGTCCAGCGTGTCCGTGTACCCAGGCGGAAGAAACGGGTTACTATAACTCTCGCTGAAGTAGACGCCGACCAATTTAGAGTCGGGACTGCGGAGAAAACGCTGCCAGATGTGGTTTTGACCCCGCGCCGTTCCCGTCAACCACGTTTGGAAGGGGTAAAAACTCCCATCCGCCCGTTGCTGGCGCTGGCAGGCATCGAGAATCTTGAGGGCTGTCGGGTCGCAATCGGCGTGTTCATCCGCCCAGACAGCAGCGATCTCCGGCCCACGGAAGGTTTCGGGGTTGTAAGAACTTCGGAAGCAAACGAGAGAAGGTTGTGTGTGCCCAGGTAGGAGAAGATCGCAGTGATAGTCCGACTTGTCCCTCGACCTATGAAGAATCCACTCCGGCGGTATCCATCGGTAGAAAGCCTCCATTGTCGCGTCTCTCAACTGGCCCAGGGTCGGGCCGATTACGGTGACCCTCGCCCCCTCGTTCTGTTGAAGATAGACAATGAGTTTGAAGACGCCGGATGTAGTCTTGGCCGATCCGCGCCCCCCAGTCCAAACGGAATACCGCCGCCTATCGAAGACAAACGCCTCCTGCCCAGGAATCTTACTGAGGCTGATTGTCTTAGTCTGGGTCGGCGCTGGCGCTACTGCCACCATCTACTAGTTTACCTTCTATAATCTCGTCCCCGTGGTCTTCAGAAGTCGAAAAGACGATATTGCCACCGGCATTGAAGGTGTTGACCTTCTTCTCGGTCACATTCAGTTGGTCACCGATGATCTTGAGCGCTCCCAGGAGCGTAAAGAACTTCTCGCTACCAGGCCGCACCTTGTTTTTGCACACTTCGATTACTTCGTCGCGTAGGTCAAGCAGTTTGGCGCGATTGGCGGCTAAAGCGAACCTGTCTGCAACTACTAACTGCTCTTGGACGGGAATGAGGTTGGCATCCGCCACCCACGCCCGCAACTCCACATCCGCAGGCAACTCCGCCTCTTCCACGCCCCAGAGGGTCGCAATCAGCGGCCTAGCGCGTTCCAGCGTCCCGCTCACGGTAAACGCGGCGACTACCTGCTGCTTCTGTACCGCCGTGGGCAGTAAGGCAAGCGCCGTGGTCTCTTTACCTTTTGCCACTGCGCCCTACTTCTATCTTCTTTGACTTCTTACCCTTGACCCGCTCCGGCAAGCCCTTGGTGGTGTGAGTCTTGGCGATGAGTTCCGCCGCCCACCCGTCCTTGCCCTTCGCCTTCAGCGCAAACGCCTTGCGTAACTGGGACTTTGATTTGGCCGGCATAACGCCCCTCCTTGCCCGCGCTTCCACCCCTACCGCCCCTGCGCGGGTCGAAATATCTGGTGGAACGGGCGGGGAATCGAACCCCGCGTCATCGCCGAAGCGGACGAGCCCTACTCCGTCCCAAGTGAATGAAAGTGAACACCCCCGCAGCCGACGGACTCCTGGCCGGCCGACACTGTGTAGGTTGAGATCGTGCTAG